CAAGATGATGATATTCCACACGCAGATCAGTCAGCAGGTAAGGAGGCTCATCCAGCCGCTCCATCACTGCCCCTCCTTGATCGTGATCCCCGGCGTCGCACTCGCCGCGACGAAACAAAACTGGTTGATCGGCGCGTCCGGCCAATAATGCAAAGTCCCCGCCGCCAGCGTCGTCGTCGGCGCCGTCCCAATCACCGCCGTACACGGCGTCCCCGGCGTACTAGGGCTCGTCTCGCAATACCCGATGTTGATGCTCCCACCCGTGTTGTCCAGCGTCAGCGTCTTCCTCGCCGCGTTCACCGCCAAACAATTCCCGCTCGTCACGCTCAACGTCGATGCCGTGATCGTGTCCGACACACCCGCATTCTTCGCCTGCGAATACGCCTCGCCGCTGATCAGGACCAGCACCCCAGCCGCTACCCAAATCGCTCTCATTTTACAACCCTCGCACCGCCGCTATCTTAACCCTTGAAACCCACCAATCGGCACAGACCGCCGCTCTTTCCCACAAGCAGAACAACGCCGGGTCAGCGATTGTGGGAAATTTTCATCATACTCGTGCCCAAACAAAATGCCGCAGACAATCCGGCTAAGCCATTTCATGTTCTTCTCACACCCTCTGCGGCCGGGAACCGCGCGCCCGATGCCGCGTCTCCCATGCGTCCAACTCTCCATACGTCATCTCAGACAACCCCCGGATCGGCTCAACCGACCGGATGTCGTCGCCCCGAACCAACGTCGCCAGCATCCGCCCCACAAGGCTCAGCACGTCAACCTGATCATCGTTCTTCCCAGCCGGGAACCTCAGCATCTCGCTCACCAAGTCCGTTGCCCACGGCGCACGCTTCGGAAAATATACCTTCCCCATCGCCATCCGCGCCCGTATCGCCTGCGCCCGCGTCTCCTTGTCGTGACTCGATATGTACGCCTTCCGATACCCGTAAACCCGGCGCTCCATCTGCCTCTTCGCGATGAACGGACCAACCGACTTCAAAATCTGCCCCTGCTCCTCCGCCCACATCAGCGGCGACCACTTCTCCATCAGGTCCAGAAACGCCTCGATCCACGCATCCGAGGTCGTCTGCTGCCGCCACCAATCCAGCACGTAGATGTTGTCCGCCGGGTCAACCCCGATGACCCCGTGCACCGTGTAATCCCCACCCAGCGACGTTACCGCATAGTCGCTCGCCCCATACGTCTGCATCGTCCGAATGTCCGGCATCTCATCGTACCAGCGCACCCACTCCGCCTGGAAGTAGTTGCCGCTGTCCGGCGTCGGTTCCTGCTGATACAGCGCCGACCAGTTCCGAACGTCGCGCTTGGCCTCGGCAAACATCGCAGGCGTGAACCATTCGGGCCATAGGAGTTCGCCGGGTGCGCGGCCTAGCGGGTCATTTGCCCCCGCCTCAGCCGGGAGCGACAGAAGTTCCCACTTCTCCCCGCCGTTGTCCTGTTCAGCCAAAAGCCAGCCTGCCAAATCCATTTCTTGCCATCTGGTCGTGATGATCACTATCTTCCCGCCAGGCTTAAGACGCGGCCAGAAATCAGCTTTGTACCAGTCAATAGTCCTTTGTCTTATAGAAGGGCTGTCGGCCTCTGCTCTGCCTTTGGTCGGGTCGTCAATTATCCCGCAGTCAGCCCTACGCCCGGTTACCGACGCATCAACACCAACCGCGTAATATTCGCCACCTTTCTCTGTTTCCCATCGACCCGCAGCCGCATTGTCTCCAGACAAACCGTATCCGAAGACGCGCCTAAACTCAGTTGACCCGACTATATTTCGGACACGGCGACCAAACCTCTCTGCCAATTCTCCGGCATGGCTTGCGCCGATTATTGACATCTTGGGATTCCGACCCAAAAACCACGGGGGGAACAGTATAGAGGCATAAGTTGATTTGGCGCTGCCTGGCGGCATGCAGATCATCAGGCGCGTAATCTCGCCTCTTTCAACCGCTTCAAGCTTCTCAATGACGAGCCGATGATGCCGCGCCGGCACAGTGTCCGGCGACACGATCGCGATGAACTTCTCTAGCGACCGCTGCGCGTCGATGCGCAGGACAAGCTCGGCTGCCGCCTGTTGCGGGGTGATCATGGATGGAGGGCCATCAGCGCGGCCCAAAGGCGGCGCATACCTGTGGCCGGCGCCCCATCTTCAATCTCGGCAAGCGCCGCCAACACCGTTCGGTGTCCGGCATGCTCCCAGGGTAACTCACACGGTACGATCTCGTACCCCGCCTCGGCCAGTTCCTTAATCGCCCGCTCTGCCGCAGCGTTATGAAATGACCCCGGAGCATCCCTATCTCGCGGCATTAGTGCCCGCGCCAAAGCCTCTTGCGCCATCATCACGGTGATCATCGGGGGATTGATTCCCCGGAAACGGGGAGTGCGGAGGCCCGTGGGGAGCCTCCGCTTTCTTTAACCCCTTGATGATGTGTGGTAGCCGCCACCAACGGCTCGAAAGGGGTGCGGTCAATTGGCTGAACTATCTCTACCCGAACGCACCCCTCCTGGAGATCGTGGGGATCTCCATTCGTGGTAATGTAGCGGTATCCTACTGATACCGTCAACCCCATGCCTCGATTGCGGAGCGCTTCCCGCACAAGCGCAGTCGCCAACGTTTCCAACCGAATCGCTTTTTCCTTCCATGCCGCCTCATCAAGCTGCGCGATCAGCGCCGCACGGCCAGCATCGAAGCGAGGATCGTGGCCGTTCATCCCGCCTCAACCGACCACAAAAAGGTGGAGTGAATGGGGGAAGGAATGGAGCATAGCATATTTTTCCCTTATTTTCTGCGGTAGTTCGAAGCCTACCCAATCCGCCATATCACTCGTCCGGCGCTTCTGGCGAACCATCAGGGGACGGCGCAGCGTCGTGCTCGATCGTCAGCGCCAGGGTGCGGCCCTTAGCGATCGCCTGGAGTTCGGAGTACGGTACAGCCTGCGGGTCGGCGTTGAGATTGTGCTCGTGCTGTATTTTGTCGCCGTATTTCTTCGGTTTCAGCTTCCCCATGAGCCATTTTCGAGTATCAACGCGCAATCGAGACCGCTGTACGGCCTCATTGTCAGGTACAGATTCAATCTCGCCAGACTTTGCGCGACGCTCCATCCAATCATTAGTCGCGTCGTCTGATATTTCTAGTAGCTCGTCGGCCATGTCGTCTGCGCGAAATTCTCTTGCGCGCGCATATCGCTCCGCAAAGTCTGGATGACGTAGCAACCAGGAGAATATAGCGGTTTTCCCTGGCATAGTTGGGAGTGCGTCGATTTCACGGATGGTAAAGCCTTGGACGATGAGTTCGCAGATTTGGTCTGCGACAACAGGATTGTAATCGCTGGGTCGTCCCATCGGCATGGGGTGAGGCTAATACGCCTGTGGTGGCGGCGCGTCAAGTGTCTGGTTCGAGGATTCGAGGAGATCGGGGCGGGTGATTTTGGGCGTCGGTGAAGCGCGGTGACACGCGTGTCAGACTATTTGTACATCATACTTTTACATACATGTACGCGCGTAGCGAGTGTGTGAGGATACTACGCTATACAGTGCACTGACACGCGTGTCATCGCGTGTCATTAGCTGAAACGAATTGAAACAACTTGGCGCTTGCTATGGCGTCAATCGACGCCTATGTTCTGAACACGGCAGCGATGGTGCTGTCGGGAGACGGGGGAACGGGACATGACAATCATCGACACACTGGAGGCGGAAGTTAAGGCGGCAAGTGCGGCGCTCAACGAATTCCCGCGTGGTCCGCTGGGGTTGACGCCGGATGACGTAAAGGCATCGCCGGAATGGCGGGCGGCAAAGACGCGGTACGCATTGGCCTTCGCTCGCTTGCGGGCATGGAATGGTCAGCAGCGGCATTTGGCGGCACGGAAGCGGGTTTATGGGCGCTGAGAGCAAAAGCTGTGGTCCGATTGATCGAGCGCAAGGTGTCGCGCGGGGCGGCGCTAAGCGGGAGCGAGCAGGAATGCGGCTCCATGCCGGCTAAGTCCACAGCACCCCGCAAAGGCGCGATTGGCGCGAACCACGGGAAGGGGAACTGAGATGACCAGCCGGAAAGACGCGATTGACACCGAGGAAATGCTGCGGCGCTTGGAGCGGGTCGGTATTGCTCGGCAGGATGCGGAGGCGCTGCGGCGCATATCCATGCAGTTGCATCGGTGGCACGAATTGGAATGTGGCGTCGAGAATGGTGGCGTCGAGCGGGACGAGACCACGGGTAAAACCTACTGGCGCACCGCGCTCGCGGGGACGCGGTGGCCTTGCGCCGATCGAGAGACTGGCGCGCTCAAGCGGCTCGGCTCGATCATGGCGCGGTATGCCGATCAGGGTCTCAGGTACTACGTGCAAGGCGACCCTCGCGGCGCTGCGCTGTATGTGTTGCGACCGGGCGACGTGCCGGAAGGTGCGAGCGTTGACTCGTGCTACTCGCGGGGAACGGCGGTTTACCGATGACCGCCGATCACACCGAAGCGGGAGCGCCCGAGAGGGCGCTTTTCGCGCGCGTGGGTGCGCCAACGCTGGCGGAGATCGGCGAGGCATTGCATGGGGAATATTGGCAGCGTCCGCTAGCGCGCGATCTCGGCAAGGGCCTGCGCACCGTCCACCGCTGGGCTGCGACGGGTTATGTGCCGAGTAGCGCGATGATGCGCCGGTTGCTTGATTTGCTTGAAGCGCGGGAGAACCATACTCGCGATGTGCTGGCGCGAGGGCGCGCGATGGTGGCGTATTTCGACGCCATTAGAAACGGCTAAAACGCTGGTCTATTTCTGCATCGTCCGGTCGGGCGCTCAGTGTGTTTGCCAAGCCGATGCCATCGTAATGGCGAATTTGGGTGCCCTCGACGCGAGGTTGCGTAATCTTCAGGGCAGGCACAACGGCACGCAAATCGCGCCCAAATGACTGCATCGTGCCCTTGCTGCTTCGACCCTGCGCATCGCACCACATTCCCCATTCCCGGAATAGGACGGTGCATTGCACCTCGCGGCCCGCCTCGACGAAGCAGCAATCGCGCAGGAATGCCGAGATTGGCGAACCGAGGTCTTCCAGGTCCCGGATTGCTTCGTTCGCGCTGGCGGGCTGCAGGAAGTATCCACGCTCAATCAGCCGCCGATAGCCGGCGATTGCCCAATTCAGGATAT